CGCATCGAGGTCGACCTGCCGAACACCTACGTCAAGCGCGTCGATTACGCGCAGGATCTCGCGGAGATCAAAGGCCTGCTGCAAAAAATCTTCGACCGGCTCGAGCAGAAGGTCGACAAGTCATGAGCGCGCCGCGCGGCATCCGCAACAACAACCCCGGCAACATTCGCCGATCCGGCGATCCCTGGCAGGGGCTCGCAAAAGACCAGAACGACGATGCGTTCTTCCAGTTCGCGGAGCCAAAGTGGGGCATCCGCGCGCTCGCGCGCGTGCTGATCTCGTATCAGGACAAGCACGGCCTGCGCACTGTGCGCGCGATCATCTCGCGCTGGGCGCCGCCGGTCGAAAATAAAACGTCGAGTTACATCGATCACGTCGCGCACCGGCTTGGCGTCGGCGCCGACGACCCGCTCGACATCCACGACTACCGTGTCCTGCGCGGGCTGGTCGAGGCGATCATCGCGCACGAAAACGGACAGCAGCCCTATACCGACGCGCAGATCGACGCCGGGCTCGTGCTCGCGGGCGTCGAGCCTCCGGAGCGGCCGATCGCCAAGACGCGCACGATCAAAGGGGCGCAGATCGCAGCCGGCGCTACGGCGCTCGGCGCGGCAGCGGAGGCGGTCCAGCAGCTGCAGCCGGCGATCCCTCTGCTGCAGCGCGTCGCCGAGGTCGCGCCGTGGCTGCTCGCCGCGCTCGCGCTCGCCGGCATCGGTTACGTCGTCTGGGCGCGGTTCGACGACCGCCGGCGGGGGCTGCGGTGATCCTCGCGCTTCTGGCGCGATGGATTGCGCCGCAGGCGGCGACGGTTATTCTGGCCGGCGCGGCGATCGCGACGGTCGCCGGTTTTTTGCTCGGCGTGCGGCGCAGCGGCAGGCTCGCCGAACGAGCCGAGCAGGCGGCGAGAACGGCGGAGGTCCAGCGTGCGCAGCTTCAGGCTACAGTCGATCGTCCTGCTGATCGCGCTGCTCTTTCCGAGCGCATGCGCGCCGGCCGGTTCTAGCGGCGCCTGCCCGCCGCTCGTCGTCTATTCGCGAGCGGACATGCATCGAGCGGCGGACGAACTACAGCAGCTACCGCTCGACTCTCAGATCGAGCGCATGCTGGCGGACTACGCGGTCCTGCGCGATCAGGTGAGGGCCTGCCGATGACGTTTCAGCCGATATCGCTCCCGCCGGGCGTCGTTCGCCCCGGCACGGCGCTGCAGGTCAAGGGGCGGTTTTGGGACGCGAACCTCATTCGCTGGCGCGGCTCGAAGCTCGAGCCTGTCGGCGGGTGGCAGCGCATCACGTCTGCGGTGACCGCGTCGACGATGCGCGCCGTTTTCGCCTGGACGACGTCGATCAGCGATACGTGGTTCGCGATCGGCTGCGATGCGCAGCTTTACGTGCTCAATCAGAGCACGCTGACCGATATCTCGCCGGCGAATCTCGTGCCCAGCGACTCGAACGAAGCCGGCGCTTACGGATCGTGGACCTACGGGTCCGAGCTCTACGGCGACGATACAGACCCGACGTATCCGCGTCCGGCGTCTCAATATTATCAGGAGGCATTCTGCTGGAGCCTCGACAACTGGGGCGCCGATCTGCTCGCGCTGTCGAGTTCAGACGGCCGGCTGCTTCATTTCGTTCCGGGCACCTACACCGATGCGCTCGAAGTCGGTCACAGGTCGATTTCGACGATCTCGCGCGCGTCGAACACCGTAACGCTGACGACGACGATCATTCACGATTTTAGCGTCGGCGACATCGTGACGGTCGCCGGCGTGACGAACAGCACGTTCGACGGAACGTTTACGGTCTTGACCGTCCCGAGCACGACGACAATCACCTATTCGCAGACGGGGTCTACGACGACGTCGAGCGGCGGCACGGTCGAGGAGTCGATCGGCTCCGGCCGTGCGATGACCGTGACGGAAGAGCGGCACGTCATGATCCTGGCTTACGGCGGCAATGAACGCCGTGTCGCTTGGTCAAAGCAAGACACGTTCTCTCAATGGGATTTCGCCGACACGACATCGACGGCGGGTTACGTCGATCTCGAAACGCAGACGTATTTGATCAACTGCGCAAAGGTGCGTGAGGGCGTCCTAATCTGGACGTTCGACGAAGTCTATTTGGCGCGCTACGTCGGGCTTCCGTACATTTACAGCTTCGAGCGCATCGGCACCGGCTGCGGGCTGATCTCGCCGATGTCGTTCGCGACGTTCGCCGGACGCTGCGCGTGGCTCGGCCGCGAAGGCTTTTGGCTCTACGAGGGCGGCCAGATAAAGCCTCTGTCGTGTGACGTTTCCGCCTGGGTCTTCGACGACATGGACAAGCCGGCGTCGCAGCTTTACGCATTCGCAAGCGACAACGGTCTCTTCAACGAAATTTGGTTCTGGTTCTGCGCCGACGACAGTCCGGACCCGAACAGATACGCAATTTGGAACTACGCTGAAAGCTGGTGGTCGATCGGCGAGATGTCGAGGACGGCCGCGATGCGGGCTGGCGTTTACCCGAGGCCGATCGCGGCAGGCGCCGATAATTTCCTCTACGAACACGAGACGGGATGGACCGACGCCGGCACGCCGCTCATTGGCGAGCGTTACGCAGAAACGGGCGCGCTGAATATCAGGAACGGCGACAACGTGACGTTCCTACGCTCGGCGCTGATGGATAACGGATACGGATACGACAGCACCGAGTTTAGTGTGTTTTCGTCGTTCGCGCCGCAGGGCGCGGAAACGACCAGCGGCCCCTATAATCCGCGCGCCAACGGCTATACCGATATGCGCGTTACTGGGCGCGACTTCCGCGTCAAGATCGAAGCGACAGAAGACGCGCCTTGGTCCATCGGCGAACTGCGCATCGACGTCGTGCCGAGGGGCGGTCGATGATCATAAAATTTCAAGCTGCGCCGCAGCGCTACGAGCCGTCGACGCTCGACGCGATGTTCGATCGCGTGCGGCGGGCTTTCGGCCTCGTCCCCTCGTCTCAGGCGGCCGTCTCATTTCTGCTGCTGCAGGACGCCGACGGCGGCGTCTGGAAGCTCTCGATCGACACGTCAGGCAACCTTCAAACAGCGAGTGTTCCTCTTGGACAGACCGGACCTAATATCGTCCCGGCTTGAGAGCGCCTTGAGGCGCGGCGGGGACACGCACTCGATCGCCGACATCGCCGATGGGCTCGCTCACGGTCGCTTCCAGGCGCTCTGGAACGACGACGCGATGTTAATCACCGAGATCCTGCAGGCGCCGCGTCGGCGCTGGCTAAATGCAAATTGGGTCGGCGGCACGCTCGACGGCGTCGCGCGGTTGCGTGCGGATCTCGCCGCCGTTGCGCGGCGCGCGCAATGCGATAGCGTTCGGGCTGTCGTCAGGCCCGGCCTCGAGAGACCGCTAAGAGATGCTGGCTGGCGTCGAACGGCGATTGCGATGGAGTGGAAATTATGAGCAGCGGCGGGACGCAGACAGTTACGCAGCAAACGCAGTATCCGGCATGGATGACGTCTTTCCTTGAGGATACGGCTCAACGCGCTCAATCAATCGCCGCGACTCCGTACACCCCGTATCCGATGGAGCGCGTTGCGGGGCTTGAGCAGTCTCAGCTGATGGGCCTCCAGAACCTGTCGCAATTGCCCGCGCAGGCGGCTGATTACGGCACGGCGCGCCAGACGCTGAGCTCCCTCGCGCGGAACGCGCCGCAAGCGCCTGCGGTGACTTCAGCGCCGATTACCGCGCAGCAGATTTCGGGCGTGCCGCAGGTGTCGGCGCAGCAGCTTTCAGCTTTGCCGCCGATTACCGCGCAGCAAGTCGCGGCGCCCGGCGCAATCACGCTACGGGATCTCGCGCCCGCGCCGACGATCAGCGTCGCGCCGGTGACGGCCGCTCAAGCGGCAGCCGCGCAGATATCCCCCGACGCGTTTCGCGGCTTTCAGGCTGCGACGATCGGCGCGCCCGATCAGATCGGATACCGGGAGGTCGCGCCGTCTTCTGTCGGAGCGCCGGCGCCGATTACGTTCGAGCGTGCGCAGGCGGCTCAGGTCGCCGGGGTCGGCCCCGTCGCGGCCGAGCGCGTCGCCGCGCAGAACTTTCTGCAGGGCGATATCGGCCGGTACATGAACCCGTATCTCCGGCAGGTCGAAGAGGCTGCGCTGGCGCAGCAGCAGCGGGCGCTCGCGGCGGGGATCTCGCAGATCGGGTCAACGGCGGCACGAACGCCCGGCGGGTTCGGCGGATCGCGGCAGGCGCTTGCCGAGGGTGTCGCTGCGGCAGAAGCGGCGCGCCAAACGGCAGAGCTGTCGGCTCAGCTGCGCGCGCAGGGGTACTCGCAGGCGGCAAGCATCATGCAAGCCGATCAGCAGCGCGCGCTGCAGGCTGCGCTCGCCAACCAGCAGGCGGGCCTGACGGCCGGAACGACGACCGCGCAACTCGGCATGGAGGCGCAGCGCCTCAATCAAGCGGCCATGCAGCAGGCGGCGCTGGCTAACCAAGCGGCCGGCCTACAAGCCAGCACGCGCGGCGCGGAACTGGGGCTGCAAGCGGGGACGACGACGGCGCAACTCGCGCAGCAGGCTGCGCTCGCCAACCAACAGACGGGCCTCAGCGCGACGACGCGACAGGCTGAACTGCGCGCGCAGGCCGAGGCGCAGCAGGCGCAGATGGTGCAGCAGGCGCGGCAATTCGAGGCGCAGCAGGCGGCGGCGGCTGCAGCCGAAAACGCACGCATGCAGCAAGCGACGGCGCTCGCCAACCAGCAAGCGGCGCAGCAGGCGGCCCTGCAGCAGCAAATGATGCAGCAGCAGGCGGCGCTGGAAAACGCGCGCATGCAGCAGCAGCGCGATCTTGAGCAGCAGCGTCTGGCGATCGAAACGCAGCGCCTTGAAGCCGACCTTGCCATGCGTGCGGCGCTCGCCAATCAAGCCGCAGGCCTTCAGGCGGGAACGAGTTCTGCGCAACTTGCGCAGCAGATCGCGCTCGCAAATCAGCAGGCGGGCCTTCAGGCGGGGACGACGACCGCGCAACTTGCGCAGGCCGCTGCCGCCGCCAATCAAGCGGCGGCGCTGCAAGCGGCGACGACAAGCGGCGCTCAATCTCTATCCGCGCAGCAGAGCAATCAGGCGGCGGCGTTGCAGGCGGCGCGTCAACAGGCCGAGGCGGCGCAATTGCTGCCGGCGCTGGCGACGACGCAGCAGGCGGCGGATATTCAGCGCGCGCAGGCGATGATTTCGGGCGGCTCGCTCGAGCAAGCTCAAGCGCAGCGCGAGTTGGACGCGCAGTATGCTGCGTTTCTCGCGCAGCAGCAGGCGCCGACGCAGGCGCTTAATGTGCTCCTGGCCGCTGCCGGCGGAATACCCGCGCCGGCGACGACGATCAGCGAACAGCCGTCGCAAAGCGGCAGCGCTCTGCTGCAGGGCGTTGGCGCGCTCGGCCTTGGCCTTGGCGGCGTCGGGTCGCTGTTTACGGCGTTAAGAGGCTCCTGATGATGAACATCGTTCCTGATTTTCTGTCGTCCCTGTTGCCGGCAGCATCTCCGATGACCCCGGAGGAATTGCGGAAGCAGCAGATGCGCGAGGCGCAGCTGGCGCAGGCGATGCGCGCATTCCAGGGCGTTCAGGCGCTCGGCGCGGCGCGCATGCCGCAACAGCAGGCTCTGCGTCCGATGACGTTGCCGCGCCGCGTCACGCAAGCGCCGATGCCCGGCATTTTAGGGTGACCCCATGAACGGCATTCTCGATTTCGTGACGGGCGGCGGACAATACGCCGACCCGAACGCAATGCACCCCGTTTACGGCGTTCCGCAGTCGGACGTCCGACAGGCTCTGCTGAACTCCCTGATGGGAGCGGGCGCGTCGCTGCTCGCGGCTGGGCAGCCGATCGCGCCGGCTCAGCGCGCGCAGCTGCTCGGGCAAGCCGGCGCGGCATTCAGCGGAATCGGCACCGACGTTTACAACGCAGCGCAGCGACGCCTGATGCAGCAGCAATTCGAGACGCGGCGCGCGCAGGCGGCCAGCGACAGGCAGCTTCTTGAAGCGGCGCAGAACCCTGTCGATTTCCGCGCTCGATACGGCTTCGACCCGTCCGGTCTCGACGCTCCGACCATCCGGTCGATCATGGCCCGGCAGCGCGAAGAGGTCGCGCTCAACCCGGAGGCGCCGGAGACGAGGCGGTTGCAACTCGAGCAGCTGCGGCGCGCGCAGTCGCCGGAGGCGCTCGATTTACAGCGCCGCAAGCTTGAGGCCGACGTCAGCAGAGCGGTCGCCGAGGGAAGGCTCAGCCAAGCGCAGGCCGATGAGATCTCGCGATCTGCGCAGATGCAGCGCGAGGCCGCCGCTCGCCTTCAGGCCGCCCCCGGCGCGGTTCCTGGCACCGCCCCTGCTGCCCCCGGCGCTGCGCCGGCGGCGATGGGAGCGCGGCAGTTCGCCATGCCACCGCAGATGCGCGACACAATGCTCGCTGCGGGCGTGAAGCCGTCCGAGATCGAAAAGCAGGCGGCTAACTTTGCGCTCAACCAGCGTGTCGTCGTGCCGGTGGCGGCCGACAGCCAGTTCAGGCAACAGCTACAGGTCGCGCCCGACATTCCCTTGTCGATCACGCTGGATGCGGCCGGAAATGTCGTCGACTGGAAGGCAGGCGAGCCGAGCGACAAGCCGCCGGCGGGCTATCGCTGGGCGGTGCGTCCGCAGGAAGGCACGCCGGGCCGGCTTGAAACGATACCGGGAGGCCCGGCGGAAAAGATCGAGGCCGAGGTTGGCGGGCGCGTCGGGTTGGCGCAAGCGTTCTACGGGTATCTGCCGGAGATCAGAAAGGCGATCGACGACAATGTCTTGACGTCAGCATCCGGGCGCGCGCAGATGGCGACAGGCATCGGAAGCGCCGCAGCGGCGTCAATTTTGAGGCGCGTCGATCTCGGCAAAGAGGCGCTTTTGCGCGGCCTGACAGGCGCCGGGATGTCCGAGGCGGAAGCCGCGCAGTATGCGCAGAGATTTTCGCCGCAAGCGACGGACAGCGCCGAGACGATCGCCGACAAAGTCAACATGCTCGAGTATTCCCTGAAGAATGTTCAGGAGGTTATCGCGCGGGCACGCGGCGGAAACATCGGCCCGACCGGGGCAGCACCGACGTTCGCTCCGTCTGCCCCTGCAGCGGCGGGCGACGACGCAAGGATCATGAGCTTCATTCAGCGAGCGACGGCAGCCGAATTGCTTCAAATGGACCCGAGCAGCTTAACCGACGCGCAGAAGAGAGCGTATGTCGCGCGCCTCGAAGCCGTGCGAGCCGGAGGGCGTTGACGTGGCAAACATCGACGAGCAGATCGCCAGAGAACGCGCCGCGCTCGCGGAACAGTTGAGGGCGCAGACGCAGCCGGCAGTCAACATCGACGCCGCGATCGCTCAGGAGCGCGCGGCGCTCGCGCAGCGCATGGCACAACAGCCGTCAGGCATGGCGGCTGAACTGATGCGCGGCCTGGGGCTCGCGGCTCGCGCCGTTGCGCCGATCGGCGCGGGCATGGCCGCCGGCGCAGCTGCAGGCGCGCCGATCGCTGGCGTCGGCGCGATCCCCGGCGCGCTCGCCGGCGGGACGGCAGCCGCGCTCGGCATGCCGGTCGCGGATCTCGCGACGGCCGCGTGGAACCGGCTCACCGGATCAACGACGCCGGCGCCGTCTCAGGCTGTCGAGAACCTGCTCACGCGCGCCGGTTTGCCGGAACCTCAGACGGGCGGCGAGCGCATAATCCAGGGCGCCACCAGAGCCGCCCTGGAGGCCGCCACAGGCGCGGGAGCCGCTGGCCGGATCGCCAGCACCCTGACGCCCGGCAGCGCTGCCCAGGGCGTCGCGCAGACGCTTGCTGTCGCGCCCGGCGCGCAGACGACAGCAGCGGCGATCGGCGCGGCGACCGCCCAAGGCGCGCGCGAACTGGAGCTTCCGGAGTACATCGCCACGCCGACTGGCATGGTCGCAGGCGCGGCGCCGTTCGCAATCAGGCCGAGCGTCTTGTTCCGGGGGCAGCCGGAGACCGCGCTGCGCGATCAGAACATCCGCACGCTGCAGCAGGAGGGCGTCCCGCTGTCGCCGGCGCAGGAGATCGGCAGCCCGGCTGCGTCGACGATGGAAAGCGTCATGCGATACCTGCCGACGAGCGCCCCGGCGGTGGCGCGGCAGGAGGACGAGACGCTGCGCAGCTGGACGCGGTCGATCATGCGGCGCGCCGGCATCAACAGCGATGTCGCGACGCCAGAGGTTCTGCGCGACGCGCGGCAGGCGTTCGGCCGGGAATACGACACTCTCGTGCGCGCGACGAGGTTCCCGGACGTCAACACGCCCGTCGGTGCCGCGTGGCGCGACGCGCTGTTCGACGAACTTGCCGAAATCGAAACGCGAAACGCAATCGGCTTCAGCGACTCAGTCAATCGCGTCTACGCGGGGCGCAGGAACGAACTGCTCGACTATCTGACCGGGCAGAGGACGCTAACCGGCGAGCGCTATCAAGAACTGCAGTCGCAGCTGGCCGAGGAGGCGAACAGGCTCGGACGTTCGACCGAGCCCGGCTCGCAGGCCGGAGAGGCGGCGTTCCGCGACCTGCGGGCGTGGCTCGCCAACGCGGTTGAGTCGGCGCCGACTAATCCAGGCCTGCGGGATCGGTGGGCCGACGTAAACCGCCGCTACTACGCGTTTTCCCGCATCGAGGACACGATGCAGATGGCCGGCCAGGATAAGCTGAATACGGGGTTCGTGCCGCCGCGCCAGTTCGCGTCGGTGGTCCAGCGCTCAGATCCACGCGCGTGGGTCGAGGAGCGCGGCGACTTGCAGCGTATCGCGCGCGCCGGCGCTGCGATCCTGCCGGATCCGGTCCCGAATAGCGGCACGGCACAACGCACCTTCGCGCAAGACATCCTGACCGGCGGGAAACGTGCGCTGCCGGCCGCCGGCGTCGGCGCGGGCGCGACAGCTGCAGGCATTCCGTTTGTCGATCCGCTGCTAATGCTAGGCGGCCCCTACGCCGCGTCGCGCCTCTGGTACGGCAGGCGCTACACTCCGGCCGAGGCCGGCGTCCTGTCCGGCCAAGCGCTCGGCGGCGCTCTGCCGGGCATCCCAGGCCTGCTCGGAGGGCAGTAACGATGGCTGACTGGCGCACGAGATTTCTGGAGTTTGGCGACGAAGCCGAGCGTTACGCGCGGGGCGTGCTCGGGCCGGCCTACGGGCCGGTGCGCGGGCTCGTTACGCTCGGCGGGCTACTGTCCCCTGCCAGCGGCGCCGAGGAGGCCCTGGCGGGCTCCAGGCAGGCTGCGCAGGGCGTCCAGGCGCTTGATCCTGCCCAGGCGATCGGCGGCAGCGCCGGCATGGCCGCCGGCATCCTCGGCATGGTCCCGATCGCCGGTACGGCGGTGCGGGGTGCGCGCGCTGCAGGCCGTGCGGCCGACGACGTGTATCGCGCCGGCCTCAGCGAGCTAGAGCAGAAGGCGGCGCAGAGCGCCGCAACAGGGCGCTACGCCCCAGGCACCGAGACAACGGAGCGGTTCTATACGCAGGGCGCGTCGTACGAGGACCTTCTGGAGCGCGCGCGACGTGGCGAGCACCTGAACCCAAAGCGCGGCGGCGGCATCATCGGGGCGCCGATGGAGTTCTCGTCGCCCGCAGATATCGAGCGCGCGCGACGTGCGAGCGATCAGTACGTCGCAACGGGCGCGCCCTATCGGTATTGGTACGACGAGGGCGCGCAAGCAATTCGCGACTACGGCGGCACGCCGCAGCGCCAGGAACTGCTGGCGTCGGGCATGGGGTTGATGTCGCCGAACACGTCCCCGACAGGCGCGACCGCAAACACGATCGCGATGCACAACGCAGCCGCGCTGCAAAACGAATTGGCGTCGCGCGGTTTGACGCAGCACGCTGGACGATACCTCGCGCAATACGACGCGCCTGTAAGCGCTGGGCAGGCGACAGGACGCGGCGGCGAGGCATTCGTCACCCGACCGATCACGTCGGCGCCTCCCGAGGCTTACGGCTCGAAGACAGGCCCATATACGCGCAGCCTGATGCTCGGCGGCGCGGCCGAACCGCGCACCGTTAACGATCTCTGGCGCGGCCGTGCGCAGGAATACACCGGGTCCGGCGTCGGCACGTTCAACCCCGCGCAGCACAACTATATGTGGGGCGAGGGCGTGCTCGCGAGCGATCGCGCGAACGCGCTGCAGATGGCCGGCGTGGGCGACTGGACGCCATCGCGCGTGCAAGCTGCCGAGTGGGTCGGGAAGCGGTTCGAGGCGCTGAAGACCGAACGCGATGCGCGCATCGAGAAGATCAACGCGTCTAAGGCGTCGGACGCCGAGAAGCAGCGCCAGCTGCGGCTGGAAATGGACGACGACGAGTTGCTGGCGGCGGCCAACGAGCCCATCCGCGAGACGCTGGAGCGAACCGCGACTAACGTCGCCTACGAGGCAATCCCTGGCGCTGGTCTCGGGCATTTCGAGAGCCTGATCACGGCGCCGGCGGACGTCCGCGCGGCATACTCCGCGCCGCGCCTGCAGGCCTTCGTCGATCCAACGACCGGCCAGGATCTGCCCTACAGCGCGCTGGAGATGTTCGCGCGACCAGCGCGACCGGCAACCGGAGAGTTCATCGCGCCGGGCTCGACAGTCGTCGAGAACAATCCGGCGCAAGTTGTGGGGCCGCTGTTCTCGACCAGCGGGCAATCCGCAGGCCACGCAATGGCGCCGTTCGAGACCGAGGCAATGGAAGGCGTCGAGAAGGCACGCGCGCTTCTGCTTGGTCAGCACGGCGTCGGCACGACGCGGTTCTATCCGGTGTCGCGTCGGGCTGCCGAGGACGCTGCGACCGGCGTGCGGTACGAGGGCACCGACGTGCAGGGGGCGATCGAGAAGCTGAAGGCGGCCGGCCTCGACGCGCTCGACGTCGGCGGCAATTACGTCCTGGCCGGGCGGTTCGAGGGCGACCTGACGCCGAAACAAATTATGGCAGCGGCGCAGCGCTCGGGGCTCGAAGGCTTGGAGCCTGGAGTTTTTCGGTCCAGCTACATCGCGCCCGAGCGTGCCGGCCCAGGCACGGCGACGGCCGACGTCCTGCGATCGCTGCCGGCCGGGCTGGTCGATCGCCTCGACACGGCGTTCGGGCCGATCGCCGAGCGCCTGCGCATCCTCGACGCGACCGAGCGCGGCCTGGGCTCGCCGAGCGAGGCGCTGCAGACGCTGCGAGCGATGGTTGGGAAAGACGGGTTCGCCGCGCTTAAACGTGAGACGCGCGGGATGACGCAAGGGCAGATGACGCGATACCTCGCGGCGCGCGGTTTGCCTGCTGTCGCCGGCGCGGCGCTGATCGGCGAAGCAGCGCGCGAAGACTGATCCGCGCGGGGCGCCGAAAAAAATCGGCGCCCCTTATTTTTCCTCTTGCCGCGTCGCACGCGACGCACTATCTTGCTCTTCACCGGCAGCGAGGGGCTGCCGGCGAGAAAGGGAAAGCGACGATGCATGAATATGAGGTTTCCATATATCACCATGAGCGCGGCCGCGTGCTGTCGACCGACAGCATCGCGGTCAGCGCTCGCACCGCCGCCGAGGCCGTCAAGCGCGCCCGCGACTGGGCCGCGCACGAGTGGGGCCGCACGAAGTCGTGCGGGCTGCTCGCCCGACGCTACCGCGCCAAGCGCGTCGCGGCCTAAACATCGATCAGGGCGGCGCTCCGGCGCCGCCCGCAACGGAAAAGGGAGAACGACGATGAGCGAGATATCCGATCTCGACGACGAGACGGTTAACCGCTGGATGCGCGACCGGATCCAGCATCTCGAGATCATCATCGCGTGCGAGGAAGCCGCCGATCGCGGCTACAGCGCCGGCCGCGTTCGGCGGCTAAACGAGCGACTTGCCGGCCTGCGGGCCGAACTGTCGATCCTGGAGGGGAACGAAGATGATGCTTAAGATCGTCGAATGCATTCTCGGATTCGCAGCGGCGACGCTGACGCTGTGGACCTGGATTTTGTTCTTCGCGCCATGAAGCGCGAGGAACGCGAGCGCGCGTGCGAGCGCGCGCTCTTCAACGCGCGGGCGTGCGTCTTCGCGCACCTGCGCAAGAACTGGCGCGGCCGGGGCGCCGTCGCCGCATTCAACGACGAGCAGGCGCGGCGCTGGATGCGCTACGCCGCCAGCAGCACGAACGCAGGAACGCGGCGCGCGGCGCTGGCGCTGCAGGCGCAAGTCGCGGCCGGCATCGGCTGCTCGCCGCGCTATAAGCTCGACGAGCAGGGCACGCCATGATCGGATATATCATGGCCATCCTGATCTGCACCGGCGTGCCGGCGGCTGAATGCCGAGGCATGCACGTGCGGTTCTGGCACCCCGGCGAGTGTCGCGCGGCGATCCCGCGCGTGCTCGAAGCGCTGCGGACTGCAGAGAATAACGTCCGCGCTGAATGTTTTCTCGCGGATATCGGAAAGGAAATGATCGATGGCGGACGCGATTGACGTGCTCGCGCTAGCATCGTCGGCGATCGCCGACAGGGCGCCGCAATACGGCGACGTGACGCTGATGGCTCGGCGTGCCGCCGAGATCTCATCGGCGATCCTCGAAGCCGACGTTTCGCCGCGCGCGGTACTGACGATCCTGCTGGCGGTTAAGCTGGCCCGCTTGCAGGAAAGCCCGCAACACCTAGACAGCTTCGTCGATGCGGCGGCATATGTCGCCCTCATCGCGCAGGTCGCGCGGGCGAAGGGGCCACCCGATGCCTGAGATCATTAATAAGACGTCATGCCTGAGATGTTACTACGCGTCGGACATCGCCGGGGCGGTGGTCACCTGCCATCGCTTCCCGGCGGCGCAGCGCGTCGCGCGCAGCTATTGGTGCGGCGAGTTTCTCGATCAGCAGGAGCAGATCGAGAAGGACATGAAGGGGAAAGGGAAAAGCAAATGACCAGCCTGCAGTTTGAGCACGGCATCTATCACGATCTGCCGGAGACGGCCTACCACGCCATCGAGGCGTTCTCCGCGAGCGGCGCGAAGCAGCTGCTGCGCAGCGTCGCGCACTACGTCGCGTCGCGCGAAGAGCCGCGCGAGCCGACGGCTAACATGCTGCTCGGCACGGCCGTGCATCG